AGAGCAAGGGCAAAAACAATTTAAGAGTGTTTTTAAAAGAATTTATAACTCATTAAAACAAGAAGTTAAGATATTTTACGAAATAAATTCAACTTATTTATCTCAAAAAAAATATTCTGAAATTTTAGACATGAAGCTAAACGAAGTGCCGAATGTTAAGGAAGATTTTGATTTAAAAGGTTATGATATTGTCCCAGTCGTAGATCCTGAAACTGTGATTTCAATGCAAAAATTCGCAAAAGCACAATTTTTAATGGGCTTTATTAACTCACCTTATGTCGACCAAATGTTGTTGCATAAAACAGTTTTTGAAATAGCAGGTGTTGAAAATTTTGATAAGTTTATTATTCAACCACAGCCACAACCTGACCCTGCCGTTGAATTAACAATGGCACAAGAAGAAACTAAACGCATGCAAATGCAAGCAAATGCTCAAATTAAATCTGCTGAATTAGAGCTAGAGCAAATGAGGCTACAAAAAGAATCGGCAAAAACTGATTCAGAGGTATTAGTCAATTATGCTCAAGCAGGCAAATTAGTAAAAGATACCGAGATGGCAGAAACTAAAGAAAAATTAGACGTTTTGGATAATATGATTGATGCAGAATCAAGACAAAACGAAATGCAAGACCGCAAAGAAGATAGAAGATTTAAAGCGGCAGTAGAGCTAGCAAAGCTAGAAAATCAACAAGTTAAGGAAATTAAACCTGAAGCTATTGATAATAATATTAATCAAAATAATGAGTAAATTATGAGTCAAGTACAAATGCAAGAGTTAAAAGAGTGGTTAAGTAATCCAACTGCTTTAGTGTTTAAGACAATTTTAGCAAATTCTCGGTTTAAATTGCTAAATGACGTGTCACACAATTACATTGGCAGAGACCACCAATTTAATAAAGACATCATTTTAAGTAGTCTTGGAGGCTGTGAAGCATTAGAGCAAGTTTCTAATTACCTTGACGCTAGAACAGAAAAAGAGCTAGAGAATTTACTAAAGTTATTTTCTGGAGGTTCGAATGATTAATACTTCTGGTTATAATGTTCCTGAATATAGAATTTTAATTTTGCCTGATGTAGTTGAAGAAAAAACTTCTGGTGGAATAATTATACCTGATTCATCAAGAGATGATATGCAGGGAGCTAAAACTTTGGCAACTATTATTGATATTGGTGAAAAAGCTTTTGACCAAGGAACTGATAAGGAATGGAAAAAAAAGCCAAAAGTTGGTGATAAAATTTTAATTCCATCTTATGAGGGTTATAGATTAAGCAAAGATCAAACTAAAGATGGTAAAGAATATAGAATTATTCTTGACCGTAACATTTTAGCAATTCAAATTAATGAGGAAATATGCACGTAATTGATCGTTCTGAAGAAATAGATATTGATATTGGTTTAAACTCACAAGAACTTGAACCAAAAGTTGAGGAAAATAAAAACTTATCTTCTAATCCAATTCTAAAAGAAATGGAAGAAGAGGAAATTGAAAAAGACAATAATCTATTTGAAAAATCAACAAAAAGCGAAGAAAGAGCTTTTTATGAAACTTTAAGTGATACAGAAAAAGAAGCTTGGGATCGTGGCTGGAGAACTGGCAAATTTTTTAAAGGAAGATATAAAGATGGAACGCTAAAACCTCATAAAACAGCACAAGAATTTTTAGAAGTTCAGGAAAAAGAAACTCCCGTATTAAATGAAAGAAATCGAAAACTGGCTTCTGAAAAAACCGCTCTTGAAAGAGAAATGTCAGAACTTCGCAAGCAAATGGACGTCATTTTAAATGTCCAAAAATTTGCATATGAAGAAAACAATCAAAAACGGTTTCAATCTTTAGATGAGGCAGAAGAAAATGCAATTTTAGAGGGTGATGTTGCTAAAGTTAGAGCAATTCAAAAACAAAGAAATGAATTAGAAAAAAATAAAATTTCTTTTACCGAAAATAAAATTGATGAAAACATTCAAGAAGAGCCAAAATCACAAATACAGCCTGAAGATAAAAAAATATTTGATAATTGGACTGCTGATAACACTTGGTTTCATCAAGATAAAATAATGCAGGCAACAGCGGCAGCTTATTTTGGCACTTTATCTGAAAGAATATCTCTTGAAGAAAGGTTAGAAATGGTTAGCGAAGAAATTCAATCAAGATTTAGTGATAAATTAAATAGAACTAAAGCTCCAAGTGTAGAAAGTGGTAAAAGAGGTATTAATGTAGGTAAAAAACAATATACTTATAATGATTTGCCTTTAGATGTGCGTCAAACATGTCAATATTTTGCAAAGAAGCACAATTTTACTGCTACGCAAATTAAAGATATGCAACAAAACGCCATTAACGACTATTTTAATAATTAATAATTGAGAAAATTTATGACAGACAAAAACATTGATTCAAACAGAGAAAGTTCAAAACAACATGCTCAAGAAAGAGTATCTAATTATAATAATAGAGAAATTAGACCTACTAATCGTGATATTGAAATTGTTAAATTACCCGATGGAAGAGAATTTATTAGAAGCCCACGCTCACATTTAAAAAGACATGGTGCTTTATCAGATTTGCCAAAAAAAGCAGGTTTTATAAGGCGTTGGGTTTCTGGTAACATCCCTAATCGATTACAAGATTTAATTGATTTAGGATATAAACCCGCTACTGATGAAAATGGATTAGAAATTGCTCCAATCAGAGGTGGTCAAAATAAAATGGGCGAAACATTTATGCGTTATGCCATGGAAATTTCTGAGGAAATGAACGAAAAAATACAGAGAGATAATCAAATTAAAATAAATAATCGTCAACAAGAAAGCATTGATAAACTTGCAGGAAAAGATCTTGGTATGGGTTCAATGACTTATGTTGCACAGGATCAAAAAAAATTAATTAAATAATTAAATAATTATGACAAATTTAAATACTCCATACGGCTTAATACCCGTTAAGAACTCTCCTTTTGTGGAGATTCCTAAAAACTATTACTACATCCCTTCAAGCTATGCAACTGCATTGTTTATTGGCGATCCTGTAATTAAAACTGGAACTTCTAATACCGCTAACGTATTAGGCGACCAAAGACCTTTTGCTGCTGGTTCTTTACCAGAAATCAATAAAGCAACTGCTGGTGATGGCAATAAAATTACTGGTGTTATTATTGGCTTCTTGGCTAATCCAACCAACTTAAACGTAGCTTACAATCCAGCTTCTACTGAAAGAGTTGCTATTGTTGCTGACAGCCCACTTCAAGAATTTGAAATTCAAGAAGAAACTGCTGGCACTGCATTAGCAGTAACTGCTGTTGGATTAAACGCTAACGTAGTATTTGCTGAATCTGGCTCAACTGTTACTGGCTTGTCTGGTGCAGAATTGGACACTTCAACTCCCGCTACCGATGCAACTTTCCAACTTAAAATTTTAAGATTAGTTGATGCTCCTGATAATGCTATTGGTCAACACGCTAAATGGCGCGTTAAAATCAATAACCACACAGAAGCAAACGTAACTAGTGGTATCTAATATTAATTACAAAAAATATAAATTATGTCTATTATAGTAACAGGAACAATTCCAAAAGCTCTTAAACCAGGAGTAAAAACTTATTGGGGAGCATACACCGAGGATGATCTTTTAGCAGCAAAACTTGTCAAAATGGAGTCAACAGACGAACAATTTGATGAAGATGTTTTAATTTCGCCCTTTGGTCTTTTAAAAACTAAAAACGAAGGTGCTGGTGTTGATTATGATTCAATGTCGCAAGGCTATGTATCAAGATATCAACAAAGAACTCGTGCATTAGGTTATCAAGTTTCTTGGGAAGCTCGTAAATTTAATAAATATCTTAATGTTGTATCTAAAGGTAACGAATATTTAGCATCTTCACTTCGTGAAACTAAAGAAGTCGATGTTGCTGATTTATTCAATAACGGCTTTGATTCAGGCTACACTTTTGGTGATGGTAAAAAGTTTTTTGCAACTGACCATCCAAGTCGTGCAGGCAACTTTTCTAACACTCTAGCTACTCCTTCTGACTTATCAGAGGAAGCTTTGGAAGAATTGTGTATTCAAATTAGAGAAACTAATAACGATAGAGGAATCAAAGCTAAAATTAAACCAATTTTATTACAAGTTCCATCAGCTTTAATGTTTGAAGCTACTCGTATTTTAGAATCTCAGCTTCGTGCTTCAACTGCTAACAACGATGTTAATGCTTTAAAATATATGGGTTTGTTTTCAGGTGGAATTTTAGTTAATCCTCATTTGACTTCTGACGACGCTTATTTTATTAAAACAGACGCTCCAGAAGGTGCTAAAATGATCACTGCAGTTCAGGGTGAATTTAGCAACGATGGTGCTTTTGAATCAGGAGATCATAAATATAAAATTATGACTTCCTATTCAGTAGGCGTTACTGATCCTCGTGGCTATTTTGCTTCACAAGGCGTTTAATCCTTTTAACTGTTGTCCTATTGGGTAAAAGGGAGTGAAATTCTCCCTACAACTAAATCTTATTTTTTATGACAGCTACTAATTTTACTAATGGCGTTAATAATATTACCGCTCAAAACATTCTAGGTCAATTAAAAGAGCTAGATCCGACTCAACTTCACACTTACTTTAATGATTTCGACGCTTATGCTACAGCAGATTGGACAGTAACCGAAACCCAAGCTGGAGCAACGCAAGCTTTAGCTAATGTTGATGGTGGCGTTCTTTTGCTTACTAACTCAGCAGCAGATAATGATTTAAATGCTTTACAAAAAGTTGGTGAATCATTTAAATTTGAAGCTGGCAAAAAATTATTTTTTAAAGCACGCTTTGCTGTTTCCGATGCAACTGAATCAGATTTTGTAATTGGTCTTCAAATCACCGACACAACTCCTTTGGCTGTAACTGATGGCGTTTACTTTAGAAAAGACGATGGCGATGCTAATTTAGATTTTGTAGTTGTTAAAGATTCAACTGCTTCAACCGCTACTGCAATTGCAACCGTTGCTAATAATACTTATTTAACCGTAGGTTTTTATTATAATGGTATAAATGAAATTGTTTATGCGGCATCTACAAATAATAATAATCCAACTATTCTTGGCAAATTAGCTGTAACCAATTTACCTGACGATGAGGAATTAACAATTTCTTTTGGTATTCAGAATGGAGAGGCTGTAGCTAAAACTATGTCTATTGATTATATTTTTGTATCAAAAGAAAGATAGGAGCAAACATGCGTAGAATTGAAGTTAAAATGGATTTAGCTGATGTTGATCCTAATGGTGTTTTTGAAAATCAAACATTAGGATCTGCGGGTAATTTTAATTTAAATGGAATTGGAGTTACAAATAGTGAGTGGGTAAGTCCTGATGGTTTTGCTAAAAAAATTGGTTTTAGTTCTAGTGGCAACATATCTAGTGTTAATTTTGTTATATCTGGTTATGAAGACAAAAATAAAACTATTGCAATTAGTGAAACTATAGCTGGACCAAATGCAAATACTGTAGAAACTACTAACTATTTTTATTCTATCCAAACAATTTCAGCAAGTGGAGCGGTTGCAACAAATGTTGAAGCTGGTCCAGTTGATGAAGCTATTTCTCAAATAATTCCTATAAAAAGGACATTTTCTGATAGAAATGAACGAATTACTGGCTTGACATTTATAAAAACGGGGACTATAAATTATACAGTTCAACAAACAAATGACAATGTTCAATCAAAAGATGATAGAACATTTAATTGGTTAAACTCAGATGATAGTAATGTTGTAAATGCAACAACTTCTAAAAATAGTAATTATACAACTATGCCAATGGCTATGCGTGTTAAAATTAATTCCTATTCATCTGGTGCCGAATTATTAATACAAGTTAATTAATATGGATTATTTAGTAATATGCGACAGAACTGGCTTTAAAAAATGGCGTTCAGAATGTCAATATGAATGGGACGGAAAATTAGTTTGGAAAAAAGTTTGGAGGAGAAGACAACCTCAGGATACTGCAATTGTTTATCCTCCAGCTCAAAAAATTGTTGACTCTAGACCAGAAACAAAAGATAATTTTATTAATGTACCAACACCTAATTATAATTAAATATGAAAAAAGGTTTATACGCTAATATTCATGCTAAAAGAAAAAGAATTGAAGCTGGTTCTGGCGAAAAAATGCGTAAGGTAGGAAGCAAAGGCGCACCTACTGCTAAGAATTTTAAACAATCTAAAAAGACTGCAAAAAAATGAAAAAAAAATCAGTTAATTTAAGCGTTGGACGCGGTGAAAAATCCAAAAGCGGAGGTCTTACTGCGAAAGGTAGAGCTAAGTATAATAGAGAGACAGGAAGCAATTTAAAAGCTCCTGTAAGTAAAGAAAGTGCAGAAAAAAGTCCTAAGGCTGCCGCTAGAAGAAAATCATTTTGCGCTAGAATGTCTGGCGTTAAAGGACCAACTAGTAAAGATGGCAAACCAACAAGAAAAGGTTTGGCATTGAAAAAATGGGACTGTTAATTTTAATTTAAACAATTGGTAAACATATGAAAAAATGTGGAACAAAAAAAGGTGGAAAGAAAAAATAATTCTTGACACTAAAAAATAATTAATCAATAATTAAGCAATATTTGAGTAAATAGTGCATAAAAAATTAAAAACTCAAGAATAATGGATTGTTTTAATCTGCATCATAGCGAGCATACCACAATAGAAGATCTACAAAATGAATTAGTTCACGAAAGTGATTTATCATGGATTCAATCAAATTTATTGGAGGGTAAATGACTTACGCAGCGTTAGCAATGGGTGGGGCTGGATTAATGGCTGGAGGCATGGGTGTCCAAGGATATTTTGCCAATAAATCAGCAAAAAAAGCAGCAAAAGCTCAAGCTAATGCAATGCAAGCTTATTTAGCAGAAATGCGTCAAGGTAGAAATAATGCTTTATCTTATCAGCAACCATACGAACAAGCAGGAAGACAAGGTTTAAATTTGCTTCAACAATATCTTACTGGCAACCCAACTTCTGTAATGTCTCGTTTAGAAAATGCACCAGGATACCAATTTAGATTACAACAGGGTCAAAACTCAATTCAAAATTTATTAGCTTCTAGAGGTGGTTTAAAATCAGGTGCAGCAATGAAAGCTTTAGAAGAATTTGCTCAAGGAACAGCTTCTCAAGAATTTGGCAATCAAGTTGGATATTTACAAGGACTTGCTGGAATAGGACAAAATGCCGCTACAGCAATGAGTAACGCAGAATTATTTGCAGGATCAAATATGGCTACTGCATCACAACAAGGTATTTTAGGTCAAGGTATGGCTATGGCTAACCGTGATGCCCAAATGGGCAATATTATTGGTGGTGGAATGGGTCAAATTGGTGGCACTATGTTAGGGATGGGAATGCAAGGCATGGGTTCACAAACAAAATCACCTTCTGGCTTTACCTCAACAGGTGGCGGGCAATATAATTCAAGAGCGTTTATGAATGCTGGTCAATCTTCAATGGGATATTAATGGCAGAATTAATTCAACAACAAACTCCAGATTATGTAGGTAGCATTTTAAAAGGATACCAATTTGGTCAGCAAGCAAAAGCTAATCAACTACAACTTCTTGCTGCCCAACAAGAAATGGATATTAATAAATATAAATTAGCTCAAGCCGAAGCAGAAAATATTTTATCTAAAACTGCTTCAATGGGTGATGTTAACGCTTTACGCCAACTTGCAGCTTATAACCCAACTCGCGCCGAAGGCATAAGAAAACAACAAGATTATTCTGATATCCAAGGAGCTAGAATTTTAGATTCTTATGCTTCAATGCCTCAATATGCTTTTTCTCAAAAAAAATGGGAACAAATGCACAATGAATATAAAGATGCAACAGGAAAAGAATTGCCTTTACCTTCTGAAAAATCACCAGAAGCAATTCTTGAATTTAAACGCCTATCTTCTAGATTAAAAGGCAGAGAACAAGACCTTAAAGAACAATACCAAGCAGCTCAAATTAGAACTGAAGGTTTGCAACAAAATAAAATTGGCGTCGATATTCAAAAAGGTAGACAAGATTTACAAAAAGGTGAATTAGATATAATGAAATCTCGTGGCGAGTTATTAAACGCTGAACAAGAAAGGCAATTTGCTTCTGAACAAGGCTTAACTGTAAGCGGCTTTAAAAAACAGCAAGAAGAAGTTGGAAAAGCAAGGGGTGAAAAAACAGCATTATTACAATCAGCTTCTTCTAAAATGCCTCAGTTAATTAATGTAGTAAATAAACTAAGTAAACTGGGCGAGACTGCAACCTACACTGGCTTAGGTGTGGCTAGAAATACAGCTATGAGAGAATTAGGATTACCAGTCCCGCAAGGCGCAGTTTCAAGAAGAGAATATATCGCTGTTGTAGACAACGAGATTCTGCCTTTACTAAGAGATACTTTTGGCGCACAATTTACACAAAAAGAAGGTGATTCTTTAAAATCTACCCTTGGAGATACTGGAATGTCACCAGAAGAAAAAGAGTCAGTTCTTAAATCGTTTATTGAGACTAAAATACAAACACTAAACTCAACATCCTCTGAATTAGGTTATAAACCATTAAATCCAACAATTGTTTCTAAAGGCAAATATTCCATTATTAATGGAAAGATAATCAAAGAAGGTCAAACAGCTACAAACCCACAAACAGGAGAAAAAGCAGTTTTTAAAGGAGGACAATGGCAAAACCAGTAATTCCACAAGGATTTGTTTTAGACGAATCGCCACAAGAAAATCAGCAAGGAAATTACCAAGAAAATTTTGGACTACCTGCTGGCTTTCAATTAGATGATGAAAGCCAATCTAGCGAACCTAAAATGTCAATGGGAGAAGCTGCTTTTACAACCGCAACTAACCCTTTAGGTTTTGGCGATGAAATTAAAGCGGGAATTGCTGCTGGTGTTGCAAAATTATTTGGTGGTCAAGCTACGCAAAACATAGATATTGGCGACCTATATAGAGAAGCAAGAACTTCTGAAAGAGCCAAGCTAGATAAGGCAAGACAAGACCGACCTTTAACATCTTTTGCTGGTCAAATATTTTCCGATGTTGGTATAGCTGGAAAAAGTCTTAAAGCTCTTGGTTTAACTGGTCAAGGTTTTGGAACTGCTGTAAAAGGAGGTGCTAGTTTAGGTGGAGCAAGCGCCTTAGGTGAAACTGAAGATTTAACTAATATTCCACAAACTTTAAAAGATGTTGCAACGGGAACGGCTGTTGGTGGTGTTGTAGGTGGAGCTGTGCAACAAGTTGCTCCTTATGTTATTTCGGGAGCTCAAAATGTTGCTTTTAAAGCTAAAAAAGCTACTTCTTATGTTAAAAATTTATTTACAAAAGATACCGCCGAAGAAGTTGGTGCAAAAGCAATAGACCCAGAATCTGCAAAATTAGCTTTAAAAGAATTGTTAGACAAGCCTAGCGATAAACCTTTGACAGGAGTTGATATTCAAAATCCCGAATTTAAAACTTTTGCAAGAAGTGTTGTTTCAAAATATCCGCAAGCAAGAGAAATAGTTAAAGATTTTACAGAAGGAAGAAATAAAGAAGCTTTTACTAGGATAAATAATGACTTAAAAATTATTTCTAAAATAGACAATGCCGATGATTACACCAAGCAAATTAGCGACACACAAAAATCTTTAGCTTCCCCTTTATACGCAGAAGCGGAAGCCGATAGAACAATAGTGCCTAAATTTGAATTTAAAGAAGTTAAAACAACCACTTCTCCGCAAACTACGACAGTTTCCGAAGGTGTAAAAAGTTTTAAAACCGATTCTTCAACAAAAACTAAAACTGACTTTATTAATAAATATAATCTTCAAAGTAAGTCTAGGGATATTGAAAAACCATTAGTTTCTAAAGAAGAAAAAGAATTATTTCAACAAGCAAAAGGTAATTTTGAAGGCTCTAACAAAGAAGAATTATTTAATATTGCTGATAGATATAAAACTGCCACACAAGATTTAAAAAAATATGCTCCAAAAAACCCGTTGCAAGTTATAAAAGAATTAGGAGGTATTTCTGATTTTCAAGGAGAATTAGCTTCTTTGGGAATTACAAATAAAACTTTACCAGGTTTGTTAAGAAAAGAAGGAACTAAAGGAGCTGGAATTGATCAAATTGGAGAAAAACTTTGGGAAGCTGGCTATTTTAAAAAAAGACCTAGAGTAAATGAAGTTTTAGATTTTATTAAAGAAGAATTAAAAAACACAAAAAAAGGTAATAGAGCAACAACTTTTTCTGAAGATAGCACAAAATACAATGAAGCTAAACAATTTTTAGATGAAACAGATTCTTTAGGAATAAATATAGACGCTATTAATAAATTAAAAAAAATAACTCCACAAACTGCTAAAACTGGCGTAGCTGGAATAAAAGCTGGATCATCCTATGATAAACGAGATTTGTCTAAAAAAGGAATTGAAGAATTTCAAAACACTTTAAGAAAACAAACAACTACAATTGAAGAAGGTGGCAAAATAGTTAATGTTAGAAAAGAAATTACTAATCTTAATCAAATGTCACCAAAATCAATAGAATTGGCTAAACAACTTGATGAATTAGAAAATAATCAAGTATTTCAAGAAACAAGAAATAAAGCCAAACAATTTTTAAATCCTGATGCTCCTGATAATTCTATTGAAACATTGCACGCTACAAGAGAAATGTTTGATGATAAAATTTCCGTAGCTATTAGAAATGGGCAAAATAAAGAAGTTAGAAGATTGTCAATTTTAAGAAGCAAGGTTGATAATATTATTGGAGAAGTGTCTCCTACTTTTAAAGAAGCCGATAATGTTTTTAGACCTTTGGCAATAAAAAAAGATGCCGTAGAATTTGGAAAAGAATTTTCGAAATACGAACCTTCTGAAATAATAAAAAAAATAAATGAATTTACTTCTAAATCTGGTTTAAAAAGACAAGATATTTTAGATGATGTAAAAGTTGGGGCAAAAGATACAATTGTTAAAGATGTAGAAAAATTAATAAAATTTGATAGCTCTAATATACCAACAGAAATTCAAGTAAAAAAAATAATTGAAAATAAATTTAAAAAAGATCAATTAAAAACTTTTTTAGGTGAAAAAGATTATGGAGAATTTATTGATAATATTAACAAAGAAGCTTTGTTTAATAAGGCTATTAAATCTTTAAGGTTAGATAAACCAAGCACCCAAGAAGAAAGCACAAATTTTATTTTAAGAGCTTTTAATGGTTTAATTTCTTACGCTACAAGTAATTTTGGTAAATATGCGGCAATAACAAATGCAACAAAAGCAGGAGAACAATTTTTAGTAAAAAATTATAGAGGTTTAAATCCTGAAAATGCTAAAGAAATTGCTAAAATTATTACTAATAAAAATGCTTCAATTAAATATCTTGAAAATATTATAAATAAAGCGTCAAAAGAGCAAAAACCTTTTGTTTTTCAAGCAATTACGGATTTAAAACAATTAGATAAATTTTCTGGAAAAACGGCTGCAAATACTTTAGATTTTGGTATTGATGATGCTAACGTAGAAGAGTCAAGTATCAATCCTGAACAAGAAACTCAAAAAATTAAAAATCGTTATTATAGGGACTAAATTATGGCACAAAGATTTATTGAACCAATTGCAAGAATATTCACCAACGCAGGAGCTGTTGGGGTAGGATATAAATATTATTTTTATTTAACTGGAACAACAACGCCAGTAACAACATATCAAGACATTAATTTAACCGTAGCAAATACTAACCCAGTTTTGTCTGACGCTAATGGGCGCTTCCCAGAAATATGGTATTCTGATTTATCGCAATTAAAATTGATTGTTAAAGATTCTTTGGATAATACAATAGAAACTTGCGATCCTGTTGGTGCTACAGCTGAAATTGTATCTTTAAATGATTTTGATGTCCGACCAACTTCATATTGGGGATTAACAACAGGAACTTCAACAGCTTACACATTATCAGCAAATCCTACAGTTATTT